TAAACTTTCTTAAAGGTAGAACCGGAGAGGGGTAGATAGAAAAGCATTTGATCAAACTCTGGTTCGTATTCTTTCATTTGATCCATAATTTGATAATTCATAAAATCTTTTACACGTTTTGCCTGTTCTTCTTTTTGAACATTAACGTCTCCCATTATTTGAGTTCGTACTGGTCCATCAGACGGCAATAACTCTTTATAAGCTTGCGCTTGAAACTGCGTAACAGCTTCCGCAAGAACTGGGTGATTGACGCCAGACGCACCTCTAAAAGGTTCTGTTCTTCTTTCATATTTAAATCCTAAAAGTTCTAATCCGTTTCTATATGTTTCTTCCCAATCACCACGAGATTCTTTGTACTCGTTGTATTGGTCTACCATTTTAGAACCAAGTGGTTCTAAAATTTCATCGCCTAAAAATTCTGCAAGATTTTCAAAATGGTCTTCCCCGCCTTCTTGTGCTGCAACCTTTGGATCAAAAGAAACTTCAGCACCACCTTCCTCTGTCATTTCTATTTCAACAGGTCCGCCTTTTTCTTGAATCTCTTCTACGTTTTCTTTGATCGCTTCTTGAATTTCTACTTCACCTGGAACTTCAACGGTTGTTTTTGTATTGGGTAATGGTTTGTCTATTGTGGCCATTTGCTTAACCTATCCTGTTTTATTAAATGTTGCAATTACTTCTTCAAGTATCTCTGTGTTTGGTTTCTTATCTTCTTTAATTGGCTCTGGATTTGCAGCAGCCCATTCTAGTAATTCTGCTTGTGTCACTGGTTCGTCGTTTGCAGTGTTAACAAAAGCTCCTATGTCAGCGTTGTATTTTATATCCATTATTTTTTCTCCACAAACATTGAAACAAGACCACCATCCTTAAATGAACCCATATCTTTAGATGTACCACTACCTTCCATAAAACCTGTATCTTGTCCAAAACTTGATTGATAACCACCTGTTTCATCTCTTCTATTTTCATATTGCATTTGAGCAGCTGCTGCTGCAGCAGCTTTTGCTTGAGCCTCTGCTCTTTTTGCTGCTTGTTCTTTTACAAAATCTGATATGTTTCCTAGTGCTCTACTCGCGATATTAAATGGTGTGGGTAAAGATCTTAAACCCATATAAGCTTTAGCGAGTTGACCTTTAAAAGTTCTTCCTACTTTTGCAGCGTCTGCTTCATAATCCATTACATCTTTATCTACACCTAATCCAAAGTTTGCTGATGAAAAACCTAAACCTGCAAAAGGATCTTTTGGAACTGTATTACTTGGCCCGTCATCTCCATCTCTACCAATTATATTAGGTGTTGTGTTAATAACAGGTGTTGTAGTGGTTGCTCCTGGTATTTCATAACCTGCATTAATAATTGCATTTCTAATTTCATCCTCTGTAAAATATCCAGCAGCCATCATAGTGTCATAGATATTTTTTGCAGGTCCTGTTAAACCCCCAAGGTTAAAATCTTTTCTTGGTTTTTTTTCTTCGAATAAAACTTCTATACCAATCGCACCGCCGTCCGCTCTTCGTCTTCTAAAAAATTTTGTATAATCAAACTTTGGTTTAGGTGCATCTTCAACACCACCTTCATCATAAC